GCAGCATCAATGACATTGGCGATTGATGTGTCTACATAGTTTTTAGTGGCTGCGTCTTGTGCTAACGTTGGTTCACCAACACCAGTGATTTTGCTAGTGCCCATAGCAATAGCACCTGACATTGTGCCGCCAGTCAGGTTTAGCTTGAGCGCATCAGCAGCATCAACGTAGCCTTTGGTGGCAGCATCGCCACTGTTGGTGGGGCTGGTGAGGTTTGTGATCGTGGCAGATGTGCCAGCGTTCATATTCAAACCACCGTTGATAGTTACATCGTTAAATGTAGATGTACCAGAAGAGGCAGTGACGTTGCCGGTTAAGTTACCAGTGACGTTACCAGTGACGTTGCCCGTCACATTACCTGTAACGTTACCTGTGACGTTACCAGTCACACCACCAGTAAAGCCTACAGTGGCTGTGATGGCTGTACCTGTGATGGCCTGTGCAGAAGCGCCACCAATTACAGCACCGTCAATCGTACCTGCGTTAATATCAGCAGAGGCAATCGTTGCTGCTGTGTTAACAGTTAGGTTGGTTACAGTGGCAGCAGCAGGAGTTGTTGCACCAATAGTTGTGTTGTTAATAGTACCTGCAGAGATAGCAGCAGTGTCAGCAACAAGGCTGTCAATGTTAGCAACACCGTCAATGTACAAGTCTTTAAACTCTGCACCGCTGCTGCCTAGGTCTATATCGTTATCAGTGACAGGAACAATAGCACCATCTTGTACACGAACTTGCTCAGTTGATGTTCCAGCCACTTCCACAAACACATCAACTCTATTGTTGGCTGTGTTAATAGCAACTTTATTTTTACCGTCAGGATCGGCAATGGTGTTGATGTAAGCACCGTTACCTGTTGAGCCATCGTGTTGGTGTCCGTTGGTTGTATCAAAAGCATCACGAAGAGCATTGAACTCATTGTTTAAAGGTGTGGCACGTACAACAGCGGTAGGTACTATGTCAGCAGCAGATTGTCTTGTATATCCAGCCAATTATTTTCTCCTTATCGCCTGTCATTGACACCGTAATTTAATACGATACCTTGAATTGTGTGACTGGCGTTTGTGTCATTTGTCACATACTTAAAAGCTACAGAAAACCCTGAGCCAGCTATATTTGTTTTAGATACAGGTGATGGGTTACCATCGTAGATAGCAGCAGCATCATATACAGCTTCGTTGTAGTATGCAGCAGCTCCTTGCGTACTTATCGTATAGTTAGCTGGGTTAAACACATCAACACTATCATCGAAGTCATACGACACACCTAATAGAATTTCTGAAGAACCTTCACTTCTCAAGAAGGTAGTTACGTTATAGAAATTCTTTCTTACTGTTGGGTCTTCAAAGTAGTAGTATGGAGTTTGATAGATGGATAATATTTCCTCTCCACCAAATGATTGACCACTTTCTTGCAGATAAACTTTACCTGTAGAATCACCATGAATGATGAACTCGTCCACACCAATATAACCACTAGCAGCAGAAGTTGCAGCAATACCAAAGAGCTGAGAATACTCGAATCCAAATCCTTGTGCTGTCTGACGCAAGCCGCCTAACAAACCAAATGTACCTTCAGCTGGTATGAAGAATCTAAACTGAGACTTTGAACGAAGTACAACACTTGTCAAAGTTTCTGGATCTAAACTACCAGCTACAATTTCTTGTATGATGGCGCTGATTGTAAACTGAATCTGTTTAGAGATAGTTTGCAGTTCAACGTCACCAATATTAGAAGTACCTGAGATAGGTCTAAACCCGTCAGGCCCTAAGAATATAAGACTACCCCCTAGTTCTACCACACTATCAGGAACAAGGCAACCTAGATTTGAAGTTACTTCGCTTACAACAAAGTCAGCCAAGCTATTACCATTAATCCTTTTGATTGCATTCTTACCGAAGATGTACAAGCTATCCCTAAAGGTTTTAATCTGTACAATCTCGAAGCCAATGTTAATTACACCCGCACCATTAGCAGGGGAAAAATCTGTCTCAGCTACTGGAGCAGAGAAATATAAATTGTAAGGCTCAGAAGGATCACCACATAAGAACATGTGATTCTTAAATGGGCTGGCATACTTAGGGGCAGCAGGAGCATTAGCGTGCGTTAGCTGCGTATAAGTTGTACCATCATATGTAGCTGCTGGGTTAATACCATCTGTCAAGAGAAGCTTGACAGTTCCCCAGTTGAACTTAGTAAAGCGTACTTTAGCAACGCCTTCCATAGTCACTGTGTTAGGAGTTGTTACAGCAACCCAGTCTTCAGCAGTGGCATCCCAGTAAAAGAAATAATCGTCGTTAGTGAACGGGTAGGGTTTGCGACAAGCAAAGATGTTATCGTTAATACCTTCTAGGACAGCAACACCTAGAACATTATTAATACCCGGCACTGTGCCGTATGAGTTGGTAAAGCCGCTCAGTCTTCTGTAGCCACCTGTAATAGCAGGCTCATAGTTGATTAGCTGTGTGGCTGAACCGGGTGTATCTTCTCCTTGAGATAGCACATCCCTGTTGGTGTTCATACCACCAACGCAGTTCACCCTGAAAGCATTAATGCGATCTGCCATTAAAATACTCTAGCAACGATCTGACGGTCTGTTAACACCGTAGAACTAATGTATAAAGGCTCATCGAGAAAGAGACGTCTCATTGTCTTGATGCCTTGTTCAAACTTTGATTGATGAATACCAGCACTCTGTTCATTAGATCGGTAGATCATCATATACACCATAGCACCATCTAGCACAACGCTAGAGAAGCGGTCAGGGACAATACATACATCAGCTGCTGCAGATAGAGAAGCTGGGAATGACCAATACTTATATTCAATTTCATAAGCTAGGTCAGGCAAAGGGGTTACACCAAACTTTAAATCTTGTGTTTGATATATATAGTTAGGAGAGGTGTAACCAGTATCGCCGTTAATGTCATCCTGTGGGCGATACTTATTAATGTAATCAACGTATGTAAGAGCGCTTAATCGCTTTGGTTGGTTGATGTTATCCAGAGTTTTCAGGTAGAAGCTTTCCCAATCTACGCTGGAAACATCAGAAGGAAACTCATATACAGATTGACCCACAGTCATTGTCTGAGTGTAGGTCTGTAAAGTGAAAGGCCATTCTTGTGCTACATGAAGGATTTCTCTAACGGATGAATTGATAGCAGTCTTAGCCAGCGCTTGGATGTTACGAGCAGTGGCAAACTCAGAAGAGTCCATCTGCACTTCGCCCATTCGCTGTAGCAATTCATTCGTTAAAGAAAGATAGGTAGCCATTTTTATTCCTTATAATACAGAAGAAGGAACCGCCGCTAAGCAGCAGTCCCCTCAATCTAGCTAGCTATTAAGCCAGTTGGTCACGGTCAGCAGCGCCGGGAACATCCCAGTCTGCATTCACGTCAACAACTACAGCGAACACGCGACCAGTGATAACACCGGGAGCGCCATCAATGGTGGTGACCACGTCGATAGTATCATTAGCAGCTACCACGCCAACAGTAGAACCAACCTTGATAACACCAGCGGCGGTGTTGTCGAAGCTCAGGTCATTAGCAAACACAGTGGTGCCATCAGTGATGTCCATTGTGTAAGTGGTGATGTCAGCAACAGCATCGTATGCTTCAAAGCCGACAGCCAATACAACAGTACCAGCGCCTACAGAAATACCAACAGTAGTACCGGAAGTAGCTGCAAGGCTAACATCCTTTTCTACAACGACCGCACGATTGCGGAGAGATTGAACTTGTGCCATTTAAAGGCTCCTTTATAAAGTGTAAACGGAAGGGCGGTTAAGCCCCTCCGTAGTGATTAAGCAGCGTTGTACTTAGCAGTTACAATACCTTCAGGGCGAAGGATCTTGCGACCGTACAAATGCATACCACGAACGATGTCAGCAAAGCTGTCAGGATCACGGTAAGACTCAGTCTTGGTGATCTGTTCAGCAGTAGCAACAGCGCTTTGATGACCAGCAACGATCATACCGTAGTTAGCGTTCTGGTTAGCAGTACCGGTGGTACCAGCGCCAGTGCCAATCTGTGGCAGGTTGTTAGACACGTACACTTTGAAACCGTGCAGGTTGTTCACCACCAAACCGTTTTGCATGCCTGAGCCACCGAAGTCGCCATTCAACAAACGGCTGTCTTCGTCCTTCAACATTTCCATGAAGACAGGATCCAGCACCAACCAGCGACCGTTGCTGTCAACAAACTGTTGATCCAACAAACGACCCATACGTGCAATCACAGACAAAGGTGAAGCAACAGCGTCTGGCAGTGCGGTGGCACCGGGCAAACGTGGAGCAACAGGGATGGAGTGATCACCAGCAGAGGCAGTAGTGATGTTACCGAAGTCACCTTTTTTCAGCTTCATAGAAGCCAGCAACTCGTCAGCACCAGCAGTGGCTACAGCTTTCGTACCAGCAGCAGAAGTGCGGGCAACGCTAGCAACAGCGCCTTTGGCGGTTTGTTGGAAACCAGTTAGGTAACCCAACACGTCTTGGTCGTAGTTGTCACGCAACTTGTAACCAGCACGCTCGGTAGACATAGACATCCAGTTCACATGTGAGTGAGCTGATTCGATGTCGTCAACCTTGAATGCAAAGTAGTTACCTTGGTCAACAACCAAAGTGAAATCAGCATCGTCCAAGTCTTGGGCGGTGATCTGAGTACCACGGTTGTAGGCCTTAACAGCGATTTCAGGTTCCTTGATGATGCGAACACTGTCACCGAAGTTGGCGATTTCACCAAAGTAATCGTTGTTGGTGATTGCTTCTACGATAGAAGACTTGCGGAAAGCAAGCTGAACTTGCTTAGAGTAGATTACGGGACTAAA